CTGGAATGCTACGTTTGCTAATGTGATAGCGTCAACGTAGTCTGCCGCATTACCAAGCGATGAAGCAGTATTTGTAAGCTCTTTATAACCATATCTGGTCATGAAGCTCACTACTGGTTCAAATGTAGCAGGATCCATAACTGGACCTGTGCTCATTAATGGAATGTATGGGCAGTAGAATGCTGGTGCATCAGTTTCGCTTGAACCTTTGTAACCAACAAGTACTTTAGTACCGTCAGCCGCGTAGTTGTCTACGAATACTTTGATTGTACCATTCAACGTACCTACAAACTTAGTGTTTGTTGGTGCTTCGAAAGAACCTTCTGTTGTTCTTGCGAATGTTGAAGTAGAGGCACTCTGTAGAATTGTTAATGCTTCTGGAGAAACAACGATATAGTTACCAGCACCACGTCTTGTTCTAGCCGCGATTCTGTTAGCCGCTCTGTTGATCTCGATAGCCAATGCCGCATGTCTGTCACCAACGTAAACACTTTGTCCACTTAATGTGCCAAAGTCTAAAGTTGTACCAGAACCTGCAAGAGTTCTTAGTGAACCGATAATTTCTTGGTCGATTTCAACTACGATCTCTTGTGCTAATGCTTGCATAATTTCTGCTTCAACATCAACACCGTGCATTGCTTCTGCATCTTGTGCCGCTTCAAATGTCCATCTAGCACTTAAACGTCTTGTCTTTGCTTCGACAGTTTCTTTTAAGATTTGGATTGACATTTTTCTACCTGCTTGTCCTTCAGCAGATGCTGTTGCATCTGGAGAACCAGCGTATGTGTTAGCAAGTTTGAATGGGCTAAGAGCCTCATCACCTGCTGTTGCACCACCGCCACTCTCTGAGTATCTAACTCTCAAAGTGTGGATTTGTCCTACTGGACCAGTCATAGGTTGAACACCTACTAATTCGTTAGCGATAACCGAAGGCATAACCCTGCGGATTAACGGTAACATTACTTTGTTTAATGTTGCTACTGAGCCTGCACCTGTGGCACCTGCTGTTGCGGCCTCTGACAAATGTCTTTTTGTATTTTCGAGGACCACATCCAAAGAAGATTTTCTGTTTCCAGAAAGACCTTCTAACAAGGCGTCTTTAGTTGCGGACCAGTTGCTTTCAAATAATTCTGCCATTTCTTTGCTCCTTTATTTTGAAAGTCCGGCTAATTTACGGATCATATCTAATTCAACGATATCGTCCGCTTTGTCATCGGCTTCTGCTTTTGCAGTTGCCTTCTTATCACCAGTGTGCTCTTTCTTCACAACTGATTCTGACAATGTCTTCTTTACTCTTGATGTTTCGCCATCTAAAACAGATGGAAGATACTTATTAAATTGCTTCTCTAAGTTCTCTGTCTTAACACTTTCAAGTAAGTCGGACATAATTTCTTTCTTCTCTTTGCCTAGTGGGGCCATTAATTCATTGAGTTTTTCTTTTCTTTCGAATCGATCTTCTGCAATTCTTAACTTAGATTCTACAAGTTTCCCTGCTTCTTCTTTTTTAGCAATAGTTTCCTGTGCTTCGTTAAGTTTGGCTTCCATTTCGGCTAGTGTTTTCTGTATTGTTTTGATTTCTTTGCTTTCGTTTAAGTAACTAGTACCATATTCGCTTGCAAAGGCTTCAAAAATTCTACGACCAAAGTCGTTCTCACGAGCCTTTGTGATGTCATTACGGAAAGATTTAACTTCTTCACTAATAACCTTGTTAATAACGCCTTCGACTTTATTAGCGGCTTTAGAGATGAAGTCTTTCTTTGCTTCAGCAAGTTGTTTTTTGCCTTCTGCTACCATCTTGACTTTTTGCTCAACTAATGATTTCTTATCTTCGTGGAATTCAGAAAGTTCACTAGCAAGCGATTCTGTTACAAACTCGTCGAGTTTTGCAACGTGCTCACTTACTCTTGATCTATCTGCACGGAGTTCTTTGACTTCTTTTGCAACCATTTCAGTTACAAATTTGTCAAGTAGTTTAGCATGTTCACTAATGGCTTTGTGATATTTTACTCTGTCTGTTGCTAGGCTATCTTTCTCCTCAGCAATCAAAGCAATCTCTGCTTTGAGTTGATCAGTAAACCAGTTATCAACTGCTTCAACGATCTGAGATTTGTCGTGCTCGTATCTTTGAGCAAACTCTTCTCTTAACTCAGCAGTGAGTTCTTCTTTTGCTTCAGAGACTTTTAATTCCCATGCCTCTTCCAATGCTGATTTCACTTCTTCAGTAAGTTCAGCACCTTCGAGTAAGTCTTTAAATGTCACTGCCATAGTAGTCTCCTACTTCTATAGTTTTAGTTCATTGATGAGTTTAGTGATCTCTCTCATCAAATGTTTTTCTGCACTTTTATCGTGTGTCAATGCCCCAGCGGTGTCATGAATAACAGCACCGCCTCGCATATTAAATAAACTTTCATAGATAGTCTTAGGGTAAGCATCTGGTGCACTGGGCTGGGCCACAATGTCCACGGTAATAATATCAAAATCAGAAACTTTGCCTGATTCGTTAACATTACCGCTTCCTCTACTTGAAACGCCCAGTTTCGCACCTGCTTTTAATAGTGCTCTCGCAATATTACCCATAGGTGTATCTATAATTTTAAGTTTTCCTAAACCGTTAGACTCATCACAGTGCATATCTGTAATGATGTGACTAACACGGTCTAAGTTAATCTGCAATTCTTCTGGATGATCTAACTCACCCATTACAGTTTCGCCTTTTGATAACCTAGATCTAACACTTTCTACGGCTTTTTGT